CAGTAAGAATCGTTACAGCAAAAAGGTATGGTGCAGTTTCCCATGCTTGTTTATTTTTTGTAACCCATGCTCCAATAGTAAAAACAATGGCCACTGATATTCCTAAAATCCAACTTATTAATAATAAAATACCCATATTCATTTCTTTTTAATTTGTAGTCAGGACAGGATTCGAACCTGTGATAGATACCATCAGCTGTGGACGCAGTATCTCCGTGAGCCCCGTTGGCATTGGTTCTCTCCACTTTCGGGGCGTGTTCCTCTCGCCACCTGACTATGTTCTTTTAATGGAAGAAACTATCATCTCTTTCCTCTACTTTTCTGTAGTAATCTTTCATTAATATGAATAGTTTTTCATACTCATGTATGTTTTCTTCTATCTCTTTTACCGTAAATAGATTAATTATATCACTTACATCAATTTGAGCTTTAAGTTTTATACCATTTCTAGAACCTTCTATTTCGAAGTTCCCATTTTGTAATTCAATTTCTATTTCTTTCATAACTTTATTTTTTTAGTAGTCAGGACAGGATTCGAACCTGTAAGTGTAGTTATTGACTATTACCTACTACCGCTCACTCGGCTGCGTCTAACCAATTTCGCCACCTGACTATATTAATCTACCCACCAGTTATATCATCAATCGCATCTGATACATCATCACCAGCACTTTCTAATAAGTTTTTGGTTGTGTCTACTTCATTTCCTGTTGCGACATTAACTACGTCTTTAACCACTGCTACTGGTGTAAGTGCTGTTTTAATTGTTGCACTAACAATATTTGATAAAAATCCCATGTTATTTGTATTTTAATTAATTAATTTTTTCCCAATATGTTGTTTCTACAACTTTAACTTTTTTCTCAACTCTATTAAGTTCGTAAATTTCACTTGATTCATGGCCCCAATCAGAATCACTAACATATGTATTTGTTTCCCAGAAACCATCCAATTCTCTTGAAACTTCAGGAAACCATTCCTCTTTAATTTCAACTACTGAACGAGTATAAAAATTAGAACCTCTTCTGTGTTCTTCATAACTAATGATTTCCATATCTGAAATGAGATTCTCAAAATCAATACCCATTTCTTTAGCTGTTTCTCTTGTTATCTTATTCATATTGTTTAATTTTAACTTAAATAAAAAGCACCGTCACTACTATATGATGCTACCTACCAAATCCTTCCTTGCGTAAGTAAGTAGGAGATTTAAAAATCTCATTGGTATGTTAATTTGAGGGTGAGAACCTCTGTGTTGTGTCATAACTGGATGACCCACCAAATAGTTCCTTTCTCAAGGGAACAACACAATATTGTTGATAGTGATGGAGTACCCTTCTCGCTCCAATCTTAACTGCTTCCTGAGTTTTAATGAGGCCTCAGCAGAGGGTCATGTATTCCTATTCCATTCTAGATTGTCGACATCTATTGAATGGAGAATACCACTATCAATATTTTTGTAATCAGGACAGGATTCGAACCTGTGATGGTATTCGTTATATTTCCATCTCCCCCACCTGTGGGAACACCAACGTCACCTGACCAATGTTACTCAACCCCTCACGTCGCTTCTACTCTTGGGGTTAAAGGTCTTGCGGACCACCATTACGGATTTATCGTACTAGGAAGACGCTCAGTACATAAATCTTGCTCCTCTCTGAAGTAACATATCTTAAAAAATGATAAGACCTTAAAGACTTACAAATTCGTGGGTCACCCCATCCGTACTACCTATACCTCGCCTTCAACATCCGTTCTACCCAAACCATCGTTTATATACCTGTTAACCTCTCGGATAACTTTGAGTGCCTTCTCAACCTGTTAGTCTGATAGGGGCTCCGTATTGCTCGTTATTTCTAACTCCCTATGGGATTCTGCTGATATAGGTCTATCTGCTATCTTACCATTTTAATCTTTCAAAGAACTTGTACAAATATACTAATAATTTTTAATACCACAAGTTTTTTTTTATTTTTTTTTGTAGTCAGGACAGGACTCGAACCTGTATGAACTATAGTTGATGTTAGTTGGCACTCTTTAAGAGGACACGGCTTAATATTTTCATCAACCTTATTGGAATGTGTTATGTGTCGACTGTTTACCCAACTTGTGTATCATAACCTTATCGTCCATTCCATTCTCACCGCATTCAGTTTAGCGTCTAACCAATTTCGCCACCTGACTATGTTTTTATAAAGATTCAACACTTTCGTGCCATTCAAGTTTTTCTGATGTAAATTTTGGTCTACCTCTTTCAATATATTTTTCCCCTAATTTTGTCAAAAGATATTGTTTATTATATCTACGTAACACACCCTTATTAACCAAATTATTACACCATAATTGTAAACCTAAATCACAATCTTTAATATTAATATCTTGCCAATTTTCTAAAATTAGATACTCATTTTCAATTAATCGTTTCATATTTCTTAATTTTTTTGTAGTCAGGACAGGATTCGAACCTGCACGTGGACCTTGTGTGTATCTCAACTATACTGCGGTTATTCCACTCCGTTTAACTATTCAGTGCGTTTACCCTTCCGCCACCTGACTAAATTTTAGTTTAATATTTTAAATCTTAACCAAATTCTAAATTTAGCAAGTAATAAAAATAAAGCATAATCTGTATAAGAAGTACAAAACGTTATACCATTACACGTACCACTTAACCCCTCTTTAAAAGAATAACCTTCGAAATCGAATGTGTTCCATTTAATATTCATAATTTTTAATTTTTAGTTTGTTCTCCACCTACTAAGTCATTTAACAAACTGTTGCTTCCAGCTAATAATGCTAATGACTTTAATTCATCAAACGAAATAGAATTTCTTGCTTGTAATTCAGCATCTTTATAATATTCTAAATGAAACCCAAGTGCATGTTTATCAGGTATAACTCGATAAGTTTCATTTGTTTCGGTGTTATGGTAATTTGTAATACCATCATCGTCTGTGTAGATGTGACACCATTTGTTTGCATTTGTTAGTCTTTCTCTAATCATAATTTTTTTTTAGTAGTCAGAGCAGGACTCGAACCTGCACTAGACCTGGTATTCACCATATTAAACTAGGACCGTGTTACTTACACCACCTGACTAAATTTTACTTTAAAAAGTGGGTTGGTTTCCCAACCCAACTTTCCATACCTAATCGATTAACTATTGATTAATCGAAAGCATTTTGCAATACTCTTGTAACTGGGTTTACTTCTTGCTGAATGTATTTGATTACATTTTTGCTTTCAGTTACCAATGTACCATGCTCACCGTGAGTTACAATACCAACACCGTTAGTGTTAATTTTCATGATACCATTCCCCAACTCCGTTACTTGAGGTTTTTGCACAGTCAACATTTTGTGTGTGTTTGTGCTCTTTTCCAAAACTGTTACGTTCTTTTCCATTTGCTTTTTATTTATTTATTTATTAATTACTCTACAAATATACAAACTTTATTTATACCTTGCAAGTTTTTTTTAAGATTGTGCTGTTAAAAATCCAAAATATTGCTCACTTGTCAATGGAACAATGTTTCCAGCTGGTGTTACATCCTCTGATGTTTCAACAAGCAAGATATCTCCTTGTCGTTTAATTTCAGTAATGTGTGGAATAACATTCTCATGAACCCTGAATGTACTAGCAATTGCAGTTAAAGGGTCATCTTTGTATTCCTTTTCAATCCAAATGAAATGTTCCTTGTTTGTTGTGGTACACCAACACTTAACAGCATAAAGATTTTCTTCACCACCTAATTTGGTTGAATCAACTTCATATACCTCATAGATATTGTGTTGGTTGATAACCCCTAAGTAGTTACCCTCTTTGTCGTACTGCTTCATGTTAAGTTCCTTACCAGCAGTGTTAATTCGTTTACCACCAAGTTCATTAACCATTTCAGCAATGTCAACAGAACCAAATACTACTGCACGATATTGCTCATCCTCAATCTGAAAAGCTTCTTTGTAGCTATAAGGTGTTGCAACTTCAAATAACTCAACCAAACCATCTAAATTTGCTTTGAATTGTTTGATTTCTTCGTCTGTTAGACCGTTGAAATACTTAAGTCTGTCTTTGTTTGGCTCAACATATCTTTCAATGAATCGTTCATTGTTAGAAAACACACCTTTTAAATGTCTTGCAACATCTGAATTAGGTACATTTTCAAAAAATCGATTGTTTGTTAGGTCAAACGTTAATCCCAAATCTGAGGATTGTAATTTTACTGTTTTCATTTTGCTTATTTTTTATTTATTTGTACAAAGATATATATTATTTTTAATTCTGCAAACTTTTTTTATTTTTTTTTTGAGATTTTAAAACTTTTTTGCAATTGCTTTTATTGTTTCCTCATCTTCGTTAGATAATCTTAACCTTGATTTGGCTAATGTTGAAATAACTGAATTCCATTCAAGGTCATTTAAGTTTGGGAACCCAGAAAATAAAACAGTACCTTCTTTATTTACAGCATTTTCACTTAACCATTCAATCACTTCTTCAATCTCGTATTTATCACAAGCATCTAAAAATTCGTCAACACTGATATCAACATCAACATCAACCGAAACATCATATTGTCTAAACTCTGGCATAATTTTTTTGTTTTTAAGGTGTATAATTACTATTTTCGATTACAGTATAGTTTCCACACATCGTGATTGTGTTAGATTTAGTTTCATCATCACTACATCCACATGTATAACTAAATACAATGCAATCTCCATTCTTAGTGTATGAATCAGCACCATAATTTTGCTCACCATTTGATATAGTATAACGATGGCTTTTTCCACACGATGTTATTAATAAGACACTAGTTATTAAAATAATTAACTTTTTCATTTTATTCTGATTTATTTTTTTCTAATTCTGCAAGTAAAGCATCTGCCATTTGAACTGAACGCTTAGCCGCATCTTCCAGTGTTCTAATACCACTACTATACAAATTATTAACATACGATTGCATTGCTAACCCAGCAAAATACTCACGTTTTGTTAGACCAGTCTGTAGCATTGATTTTCCGTCTACTGCAAATGCTCCTTTTTCTCCGTTTTCCATTTTTTTACTTTAAACGATTTCTAATTTCTTCAAATGTAGTCGTGTTAAAAAACTCACCATCTTGATATTTCTTTGCCGAATTCAATTTTACATTCCTCAACGGCTTCTTCAACACATTGACCATATAAGCCAAGTTCAATTAACTTTTCTTTTAGCGTATCTATCGGATTTTTAGCTTGACTCATGAACATAATAAAACTATTTTTAGTTTAAGATTATTTCCAATTAATTTTTGGACAATATTTGTTATATTTAGCCTTAATAAATTCTTTTACCAAATTAGGTTTTTCACCTTTATATTTTGGGTTTTTAATATATTGACCAGTTTTCTTATCAACAATAAACCTTCTGTTACGATTTTGGCGATAAGTAATTATAAGATGTGTGATTAGCACACTTAACCCACCTACAAACCCTATAGTCCCAATAATTTGGAATGAATTACCAATACTTTTTGGAGGGAAATAACCCCATATTGGTAAAGTTACCAATGTGAATAAAATAGTTAAACCAAAAAATAATAGTATATATAAGATACCACCTATAGCTATTCTTGGAGCTTCGCTTCTTTCTTTGGTTATTAACTCAAATATAATTTGTGGTAAAGATATTATTGAATATGGTATGATAAAGACATACATGATAATCATTTTCCAAAAATAAGGACACAAACTGTTTGGCATTTCATATTGGTTATAAAACCATCGATACAATTTAGCTGTTAAGCTGTTTAAATTTAATTCCATTTTCTATTTATTTTAAAATTATTTCTCCTTCAATTACACCCCAAGAACTATGTTCTCTGAAATGATTTACATTTGTTACTGTGTCTTTTGTTAAGACCCACATATTACTTTCTTTCCATGTGACATTCAGTAAAACTTCATTTGGTTTTAACATAACTTCTTCAGTTCCACCCCAACGTCTGGCCCTAACATTTTCTGTGCAACTAGCCAATGTTATAATTGTTGTTGCGATTAATAATACTTTTTTCATTTGACTTTTTTTTACAAATATACAATTAAAAAATTAAAATAACAATTATTCTTCATAAAATTCAACTTTTTTAAATTCATACACATTACCTTTGTCTGAAATAACAGATAATTCAACACCAACTGTTTGAACCTCACCATCCTTAACAGAAAACTTTTCATGAACACTAACACCATCACAAATTATATTCTCAACAGTACCACCATATTTCGAGTGGTACTTGAAGAGTTTACCTTTGTAAAGTTCATTATATTCTAAAAATTTTTTTGTGTCTTTATCCATCTTTTTATTTAATGTGAATCACCCACATTATGTTTCTCACCGTAAATTAAATAATCTGGGTTGATAACTTTTGCCACTTTGCTTCGTTCTCCACTTACATGTTTGATGACAATACCTTCGTGTGGTATTTTAGTTTTTTTAACAATACCTGCCATATTCTTTTGAGTGAAATTAGTGAGGGTTAATTCTTCTATTTCAATAAAGTTATTGAATACAAACTTGTCTTGTATTTCTTGTAACCATAGACCTACGTATAAGATTGGTACGTGAGGTAACTTCATCAAATCCATTACATATTTCGTGTAAAACGCAACTTCATATTTACCATTTATAACCAAATCGAATCCAGCAAATTCAATATCCTTTAAACCATAGTCATAGTTCTTTTGAATACCTGCCCCATAAATTTCTCCGTAAATGATTACACCTGAACCTAGTAGGCCTTCTCTAAGGTACAACAATGCTTGTTCGCGTAATTTATTTTTGATGTCGTATTTTTCAGCAATAGTTCTCCAAACATCTGTTGAGTAGAAACCTTGAGAGTCACTTCCTTTCTCAACGTTATGTGAACCATAAACGTATTCATATTCAATCAATTCATCCGCTATACGCAAGAACTTTTTAACCTTGTCCCAAAAAGATAATTTGCTTTTTTTCACAATACCGTAACGTGCATTTGTACCATGCAACTTACGTGTGATTTGTACGTTATCTTCTTCTGTAAACATACCAGTCACATTTTTCAAGTTAGGAAACTTGTAATAAATTCCAAAGTTTGGATTTTGGTGATACTTAAATTTACGACCTGATGCCAATTGTATCGGAACCGCTGGTGGTTCGTATTTGAAGATGCCCATTTTATCCATCATATCCATACCTTCGTAATAGGCATCACCAATACCTGGTATGAATTTTGTTGGTATCAATAAACATTCAGAATACACACCACGCAATTTAACTGTTCTAACACGTTGACCTTTACGCAAATAATTGGTCACACCAATTGCATCTGATAACTCAACAGGTATTACAGCATCGGTTGTCGCAACAACAACCAAATCACCTTTTGCATATTCACCTTTTTTGGTGATGCAATTCCATCCACCAACCACTGCCAACTCAATGTTGTCAGCACCTTCAATTGGTTTTACTTCTGTTATGTCAGCAACATAACAAACACTGTTTTGATTTTCCATTTTGTTTTACGATTTTATTTTATTTAAAAAATTATTCAAGATTTCGTCATATTCCGATGGTTCAGCGAGTGTTTTTAATTCATCTAACATTTCTTTAATTGAAATAGACTGTTTGATTAACACATCTCGAATAACATCAATTTTCCCTATGCGATGAGCTAAAAATCGTTGGTTTGTTTCTTTTTTTAATTTTTGTTCTGCTAACAATAGTATATCAGGTTTAACTTCAGATGTTTCATTTCTTTTAATTACTTCAATAATATCCTCAACCGCAGTTGTTATTTTTATTGGTTCAGTTTGTTCTCCATTAAATTTTTCCATGATTTTTTATTTTATTTTATACTGTATGTTCAATATTAACTCTAATACAATTTTGTGGCAAACGATTGACATGTCGGTAATTGTTAATGTAACCCATAATGTTAGCACTACCAATAGCATTTGCAGAATGTGTATATACATCACAAACTTTTTCACCATTCAACCATTGTTCTACCAACCATTTAGCACAATCATAACCAGTCTTTTCAGTTATGTTATTGTAATCTAACTTGTAGTTATGATATACATTGGTATGCCATTCTGCCATTGCTGAATCACCTAAATCATGGTCCAATGATATGACCTCAATATTAGCCAAACCAATCTCTTGTATTTGTAATACAAATTGGTCATAATTTCTTACAACTACCCAACTATTGTCAATTGGTGTTCTAATATCATCTAAATAAATCTTTACCATAATTATATTTTTTCAATTATTTCAACATTCTCGTACCTAACCCAACATTCTCCATTAAATGCCATCTCACAATCAAGTAAAACCAAACCTTCTTCGTTGTTAACTCCTAAAACGCTATATACATTTTCATTGTCTTCGTTTTTCCTTGATACTTTTTTAAACCCACCTTTGTTAAATTCTTTCTTTGTCATTTTAAACTTTTTTGTTTTTTTCCATTAGTTTGGCTTCCGATATCGCTTCCTGAACACATTGCCCATTTAACCCTAATTCGTTCATTTTTAATTCAATGAACTCCACAGGGCTAAGTTCTTGTTTGTTTTCCTCTGCAAATTTAGTAATAATTTCTTTTATTTCCTCAAATGTGAACCAAATTTTATGTTCTGATTCATATGTTAACCTAAATAACTTTATTAAATCTTCCATTTAAACGTGTTTAATTAACTCTATTAGCACTACACTAATCTTATATCCAGTAAACGCACCAAATGCGCTAGAAAAAGGAAATATGACTATTTTACCTAAATCTGTAACGTATCTTGGTCTATTTACAATTTTGCTTGTATATAAATAGTAAGCAATATAACCAAAGAAAACACCCAAATCTGTTTTGGTTGAGATAAACACTACCAGTATAGCACCAAGAAAACCATAAATGAAATTATCTCTTACGGCTTCCCAAATTTCTTTTCTAGTTGCGTTATTGTATTCTTTTATTATTTTCTTTATAGTAGCCCTAGCCATTTATCAAAAAATTTAGATGCTACTTCCGTATGGAAATGATTAAAGTAAATGTATATCAAAATACATGAAGATAAAACAGAATCAAAAAATCTAATAACTGATTTATAAGTAATGTTTTTTGATATTTGCATTAACAACGCTGTTATGATTGAAAGGCCAATCAATATTAAAAAGGAATACCATTGTGATGCTAATGAAACCCCAATAATTGCCCAAATAAAATAAGCAATAACCACAAAAAGAAATAAACAACCATCACTACCTAATGAGTTCTTATTGCTAGTATAATTAATTATTTTACTTATGCTCTTTTTAGGGTTTAACAACACTTTAAATTCATAAATAAAAAAAGCAACGCTCATCAAAAAAAACAATTCTGTAAATAAATATTTCATAACTTTTAACTTTTAATTTTAAATAACTTAAATTTCTTCATCATCAAAAATGGAACCAAATAAATTTCTCTTTTCTTTACCTTTATCGGTTTCACTAATCATTCTAACAATATTGAAATCCTTCAATTTTTTTCTGAATTCATTTGTCATTTTTTGTTTTGACTGAATTCTAACTCTTTTTTCATGTGTTCTCATACTTTATTAGCTTTTTTATTGTTTCAATATCTTATTCAGATAAAAAAGATTCAACTTGAATTTCAACATAACCATTTACAGTAGCTATAACTTTAAATTTTTAACAAATATACAACAATTTTATTAACCAACAATCTTTTCTAATTTTTCTTTCACAATTTTTGAAACATTTGCCTTGGCCTTCATTAAGTTTGTTTTTGTTGTGCTTTCACTCAAACCAAGTTTCTTAGCAATATCCTTATGCATCATGTTTTCAAAATAAAACATTGTGAAAATTCTTTTATATGATGGACTTAAATTTTCGGAAACATCTTTTATTAATTCAAGTTTTAATTCAAAATAATCTTCTTCATATGGGTCATCTTCAATTTCATCATAGTCAAACTCATTTGATGTGTTTACAATTTTAATTCCTCGTATGTTATCAACAGCGATATTACTCACTAATCTTCTTAACCAGCCTTCAAATGAACCTTCATATTTGTACTTATCAAGCTTATTAAAAACTTTTATCATACTTTGTTGTGTCCAATCTTTTGCTGTGTCTAAATCTCTTGTATATTTTAAACAAATGCTCATGAACATGTTATTGTATATCTTAAAGAATTGTGTCTGACATTTAGGGCAATTATTTTTACACCCATCAATTAAAGCTTTGTAATCGTATTCTTCTGACATATTTAATTTTTTTCTATGTGTTTTACCATTTTAATCGTAATTGTCGGGACTTCAATTAGTTCACCATTACATTGTTTTATGTGTGTCATACCACTATCATAAGAAGTAACACTCGCACATTCAATTTGCGAATTATCTTGTAATATTACCAATTCATCACAAACACTATTTTCTTGATACATTGTGTAACTAATACCAAATGAAAATAAAATAACCACCAAAATAGCTAAAATAAACTTTGCATTACCCATAACTTAATTGTTTTTTATTGTTATACCATTCAGGGACTTCTCTATTTTTCCATGATGCTATCCCTGATTTAGCACCAATGTAATAATTTTTATATGACTCAACAGCCGAACTCACCTTATACTCATCAGGCATAGCTAAAGCAAATGGTGTTATATCACCATTCTCCCTTATATAAGGTTTATTTATCAAACACCACTCAATTATCTCTTGTGATTTATGTTTCTTACCATAACGATATGTGTATTCTTTACACAACTCTAAACCCAAATCACATAACCAAATATAATTCTCAACGCATTCTCTGGCCCATATCGCACATGGATGGTTTTTATGTGATAATTTATATGGTGCCTCGTAAGGACTTTCTGTAACCCAATGAACACCACATAATAATTGTGCCGTTTCCAATACCATTTTGACCACATGTTTATCACAGTGATATTCAGCACATTGTCTAGGGTCATTATCTAAAACAAATATATTCATGAAGCAAATATACTAAAAAAAATCAAATGAAATAATTTTTATCATCATTTAATTCAATTATTTTATATTTTGAATCTATATTTGTTCTTTCACAAGACATTAAATACTCAAAGTTTAATAATATTCTTAAATACTCCATTTCTGGATAATTTAAAACTTTATGGTTTTTGTTTAATGTGCAGCAATCATTTTTATCTATCATTGATAGTAGCAACGTATTATTTTCATCACCCCACATTTTATCATCTGACGTATACAAATAGTATTTATTTGTTTTACCATCAGTATAATAAGATATTTTATATTCTATTTCACCTTCTGAATTTATAGCTAAAAAATTTCTCATTTTAAAACACATCTAATTGTTTAACTTTAGTTAATGTATTCGATGGAGCGTGGTAAACTTCACCAATGTTTTTAACCGAATTAGTTGTATAAATTTGTTCAAAATATTCACCTAATTCAGCATATCCATTACTGAATATCCCATGAGTAACAATCAAATAAATTTTACCTGTAAACTTCTCATTCTCTTTAATCGCTTTTGCAATCTCAATAAAGGTCCTACCTCCATCGCAAATGTCATCAACGATAAACATATCTTTATCAAATAAATCTTCACGTAATGGAACATCAGTATGTAATATTTTACCAGTGGATAAATCTCTTATTTTTGTTGCAGTAACAACATTTTTCAGACCAAAGTCTTTTGCCACATCAAATATTTTTTTAAATGCACCAGCATCAGGTGAAACCAAACAAATATTATCAAAACTATTTCTTTCAAATACTTCTAAACCTTTAGTGGTAAAGTAATCTTTGAATGCATAGTTTAGCAAATTATAATTATTAACTTTAACAAATTTATCAATACAGGCTTCCAATACATCACTGTGTGGGTCCATGATAACCACTTCATCAAATTTTTGTAAATTTATGACTGGTGCGATAACATTTTTAATGTAATTACTACTTCCTTCTTGGAATTTCCTATCACTTCTACCACCAATACAATATGGTATGTATAGTTTAATAGATTTGACACCAATTTCTTTTAATGCTTGATTAGCACATATAATAAGTTCAAGGTCTTTAAACGAATTTAACCTTGACATTATTGTAATTGGGTTTGTCTGTTCTTTTAATGAGTGATATGTATCATATGGTTTCTCAACAATTCTTATGGATTGTTGCCCATCAGGATATCTACTAATTTCATACTCGCAAGATAACACATCATCTTGTCTAACTAAGTTTAATACACTTGACATTGTTTTTTTTTTATTTATGTTACAAATATACAGTATTTTTTTTTATCAAACACATTTTTTAATCTTTTTAAAATATTTATAGTAAAAAATATTATGAAAATTAAAATAACTGAATCTCAATTATCAATGATTAAAAAATTGAGAGAAGAAGCAAATGACTTTGAAACTACTTTTCAAACTTATAATAATTTTTGTTTAAAGAAAGCAAAAGAGCTTGATGCAATTTATGCAAAATTAATCAACGAATCAATCGGTAATATTTTAAATAACAATATTAACGTTAAAGAAATTTCTGATATGGTTCAAAACATTTATGACCAACTATATCCTGCTTACAAAAAAATAACAAATATGTTGGAGCTTAGGTTTGACGATGAAGATGATGAACTTGAACTTTATGAATATGATAATAAAATAATATATGCTAACAATTATGTTGAAAAAAAATCAAACGCTTTAGAATTTATTTTAGAACTCATGAAAAAACTTCAAGATGAAGATGACGAGCACAACATAAAAGAACCTTTCAAAAACATAAAACCAATAGATATACAAAGTTTTGGGGGTGAGGATTTATAACCCCCACCCTCAAATTTGATAAATTATCTAATATTTAAAAAAGTACCACTTCCACCTGCAATAGTTTCAGGTAACTTACCATTCCATTTACTCCATTTAATGAACTCAATGTACTCAGGTGTTAGTGATTGTTGTTTCAGCTTAATAGCCATAGCTGATGCTTTTGCATTAATAATCATTTCAGCAGAGTCAGCCTTTGCAACCGCTACTTTACGTTTACCATCAGCAATCGCTGCCAATGCTTGTTGCTCAGATGCTTCAGCTTGTTGAATTGATTTTGTTTTAGCTATAATCGCATCTTGTAACGCTTCTGGTGGTGTAATGTTAGTTCGTAATTGTGATACATCAAACCATTTAGATAAACGTTTATTACATTCTACTACGATACTCGCTTCAAACGCTTGTCGGTGACTAAAGATACTATCTACTTCCCATGTATTGGAAATATCATTAAC